CTACATTGTACGTAACCCATGACCAAGAAGAAGCATTGACGCTTTCAGATAGAATTGCTGTATTCAATAATGGGTTTATCGAACAAGTGGGTACTCCACAAGAAATTTATAACCAATCTGCGACTGAGTTTGTTTGTGATTTCATTGGAGATATTAATAAACTTACTGAAGAGACAATGAAAGAATTGACTGGTAAGGAAGAAGAAAAAGTTGGATACATTCGACTTGAAAGAATTAAATTCAAATCAACTTCTGAAGAAGATTACACAATTAAAGGAACGGTGGTTGATACAGAGTTTAAAGGGGTATTAGTTCAATACACCGTTAAAGCTGAAAGTGGACAAATCCTACGTGTGATTCAGAAGAATGATTATCTAGAAATTTTTGAGTTAGGACAAGAATTAACATTATTTATTCATCCTAATGATATTTTACAGTACTAGGGGTGAGATTAATGGCCAAAAGAAATAGCCTAAGTCAATGGATTTTAAGACTCATTGTGGGCTGGATATTAATTGCATTAGTCATTTACCCAAACTTAAATCTACTAAAAGAAATTTTTTATAAAAATGGACAATTTTCATTCACTGCTGTTCAGAAGATTTTTTCTTCTCAACGTGCAATGCAATCCATTCAAAATAGTTTTATTTTAGCGGTGGCATTAGTAATTACCGTTAATGTTGTTGGTACTTTAGTAGTTTTATTTACAGAGTACTGGGAAATTAAAGGAAGTAAAGTATTAAAACTTGGATATATGACGTCACTAGTTTATGGTGGGGTAGTATTAGTTACTGGATATAAATTTGTTTATGGAAGCAATGGTGTGATTACTAAATTCTTAACTCAAATTTTCCCAAGTTTAGATAGTAACTGGTTTACCGGGTTTGGTGCTGTATTATTTATTATGACTTTCGCATGTACATCCAACCATATGATGTTCTTACGAAACGCAGTGAGGTCGGTTGACTATCATACGATTGAAGCTGCAAGAAATATGGGTGCAAGTCCAGCAAATGTGTTGTTTAAGATTGTTTTACCTACATTGCTACCAACCATTTTTGCGTTAACAATCTTAACATTTTTAACAGGGTTAGCTGCAGTTTCTGCACCATTAATTGTTGGGGGAACTGATATCTTATTGACTATCATGAATCGTGTTGAACGTGGTGGTCGTTATATGTCAATCTCAAAAACAAAAGCAAAAATTAAAAAACAAAAGATTCAATCACCAATTGGTAATGTGATTGCGCATATTGTCGCTTATGTTTTATTCTTCATCTATGTGATGCCAATTGTATTTATTATTTTGTATTCATTTACAAAACCATTAGCGATAAAACAGGGTGAAATTTCATTTGCGAACTTTACGCTAGAGAATTACCAACAACTCTTTACAAGTGCTTCTGCATTTTCTCCTTACTTAATCAGTTTGGTGTATGCAGGATTGGCTGCAGTGTTAGTAACGATTTTAGCAATTGTGATTGCAAGAATCGTACGTCGTAGCACATGGAAATTTGATTTCCTTTTTGAATACGGTGCATTAGTACCATGGATTTTACCATCAACATTGATTGCTTTAGGATTTTTATTCACATACAACCAACCAAGATGGATTATCTTAAACTGGGTATTAATTGGTACTGTTGTAATGTTACTAATTGCTTTTATTGTTGTTAAATTACCATTCTCATACAGAATGGTGAGAGCTGTATTCTTCAGTATTGATGATGAATTAGAAGAAGCATCTCGTAGTATGGGAGCTTCAACTTTCAAAACGATGATTAAAGTTATCATTCCATTTATCTTGCCAACTGTATTGTCTGTGGCAGTATTGAACTTTAACAGCTTACTATCAGACTTTGATTTATCCGTATTCTTATATCATCCTTTATTTAAACCTTTAGGTATTGTTATTAAGGAAGCTAGTGATGAAACAGCAACTACAAATGCTCAAGCAATGACATTTGTATATACTGTAGTGCTTATGATTATTTCAACAGCAGCATTGTACTTAACAAGAGGAAGAAACTCTAAGAAATCAAAGAAAAAGAAATAACATTTAAAAGGCAATGAATATAAGTCATTGCCTTTTTTATTGGAGGAGATATTTTGAAAAATTTAGTGTTTGATATGGGAAACGTCCTCATTGAATGGAATAGTGAGAAGATTTTACAAGCTATTACAGATGATATAAAATTACAAAACTTGTTAAGAAAAGAGGTTTTTGAAAAAGTAGGATTATTAGATGAGAAGGTTGGGCGTGTAGAAGACAATGAACTGCACTACCGTATAAGAAAAAATGGGTATAAAATACGATATAGCAATAATATAGTATCTTATCAATATACCCGACCAACAATAAAGAGAATGCTGAAGCAAAAATACTCTAATGGTTATTGGATAGGGAAAGTTAGTCATGTCTATCCAAAAGCTTTTTCGATTTTTCATTTTATTCCATTAATTTTCGTATTGGCAATTATTTTTAGCTTAATAGTGATTCCTATTACTAAACTGTTTATATTATTATTAAGTGGAGCATATTTATTATTTACTTTCATAATTACATTAATAACGATTATAAATAATAAGTTTAATATTACTTTATTACCTGTTTCTTTTTCATAATTTACACCTCTCATAACTCAAATAATTCAATTCTAAGGCGTTTTAAGTTAAAGGCTAGTATTTATATTGCTTAAGCCTTAAAACGCCTAGCTCCTAGCAAATTTTAGTTGTCCTTGACGAATACGCCGTTGACTACCTTACCAGTCCGTCCTTTAATTTCGTTGTAGGCCGATTCCAGGCATTGTTCTAATGTCAGGCCACGCTGTAAGCAGTAACCGATTAACACGACGGTAATATCACCGATCGCATCCACCTCAGCACCGAAGTCGTTGACGATGCGGGCTTCAGCCAGCTCGTAAACTTCTTCGTGAAGTTTCTGTAGTTGGCCCAAGCCATCGCCAAGGGCTAGGTTGCGGTCTTGGAACCAGTCGTTTACCAAAGGTACTAATTCATCTAATGTTTTGTTGTTCATCGTCGGTTGTCTCCTTGTGCTAATTTTTTTTCAATAGTTTTTATGCGTTCCATGATTATAAGCATGTCTTCCGCCTTCTCTACACTACTCTGGCACAACATATCGATGGTTCGTCCGATTACATATCGTTCACGCTTCCGTCTGATCACATGACACACGATTCGGTCCAAGCCGACCGCAGCCATTAGAATGAGTGCCACGACTGTGGCGATTAAAAATACGTCTAACATGTTTCGTCTCCTAACTCTGATAAAGCTTCTTCAAGTATTTCTTTGTAGATACCTTTGCCTAACTCTCGCTCAATGATTATCCGGTCAATCTTACCGTCAGTCATCAGCTCTTTGATTTTTGCCTTAAGTTGTTCTCGAGTGAACCTGTTTGAGCATTTGATTTCGTAAGAGTATGTTCCGTCTGCACACTCAGTGAACAGCACTTCGTCAACCTGCAGGTTATTCTCGAACATTTTCTTGGTAAAATCTTTCGCTAACTTTGAAACGGTATATGCCACGAACGCAGACTCTTCTATATCATGCATCGTTTACATCTCCTAACTCTAACTCAATAATTTTCGCCATGGTCTCTTTTCTAGCCTTCCGCTTGTAGTACGGATAGGTATAGCCATGATGATGTTTGTAATTCTCGTTGATTAAGTGAGCACTTGCTTCACTCTCAGTCTTGAATGCTTGACCGTCCACAGTTGGCCATTCAGCACCAGTGTCGTAACGGTCGATATAAAGAATGGTGTATAGTTTCATCGCTTATTCTCCTCATACATTTTGGCAACGAACGCAGGTAAGTTAAAACCTGTCTCGCTCTCGATAAGGCCAATCATATCCTCAGCAGTAGCATGCTTGGATGTGATGTGGCCTACTTGGACGGTTATGTCCCTCATAGTGTTCTCCAACCGCTGCTTGCCGAACCCGTACTTATCTCTGAGCACCATCATGGTTGCCCCTAGGTAGTTGTATAGGGCTTGCTCCATCCGGTCAGCGCAATACTGATGGATGAAGTCACCGTGCTTTCTTAATACTTGATTCTGGTAATCATAAGCAGGTGTTTTCTTGATTAAAGACTTGATTCTTTTCTTGTGGTTCATAATCAACGAGCCTCTCTAGCTTCCTCTATTAGCTTCAGTATTTCCTCCGAAGTCTCGCTTACTTTGATAACTTCTCCGTCAATTAATATCCTCGTATTATCTCCATCCGGGATAAACGTTTTGATAAGCGAGGCATTAATATATACCGCTGTGTCTTTAAGTGTCACTTTGATAAACATTACTCCACTACCTCCATCTCAATAATTCTGGCCCATTTCACATCTGGGAATGGGTCACCGTCATAAGTTGGCTCTTCTTTGTAATAACCATACGATTCCATGCTATTCTCCTCATATTCATTCTCAAGCAGCCAGTTATGTGCCGCTAGATTGGTTGAGAACAATACTCGAAAGGCTCCCATGTCGGCATCTTCATATGTCTCGCCATTCCGCCACTCAATCCCGTACATATACCGCTTTACGCCATGCAATAGGTCCTGGACTGAGATGTTGGCAAATTCTGCTATTTTCTTTAGGCGCTCTATCTTTGGGGCGCTTACGGCATTTCCCCATCTAGAAGCAATACTTTCGTTAGTTCCAAATATCTTGCCAAAATCTTTCAGAGTCAGCCCCATATCCAATCTAATAGCTCTAATTCGAGCCTCGACAGCTTTCTTGTCAATCTTCTCCATCATCCTCGCTCCTTTCCGTCCGCTTGCGCCACTCTTCAGTAACTCTCTCTCGTTCTTCCAGGTGTTCCTTATACAAGATAACTCCCAGACCTATCCACGAGCCCAGCGCGATCAGTAACGCAACTACCAAAATTAACTCACTCATTATTCTCACCTCTTAAAATTCTAGATCTCATTCGGCTATAGTCCCGTTTACTGTTCAAGACCAAGCCGAACTTTTCTTTCAACCTATCTGCCACATCAGTGGCAACGACCGTTTTGTCTTTTACCATAGTTGGGTACCAGGTTCTTGATAGACCTGTCAGTTTAGCAAACTCAGCATAGGAGAGTTTGTGCTTACGTAAAAACTTGTTGATGGCATCGATGTTTTCTTTCACCAACTTCAAACGCATCTCTTGCACCTGCTCTTTAATTTTCGGAGAACTTTCTCCTCTTGTCTCTTTCCCCCAGAAGTGTCTGCCTAGTTGCTTGAGTTCTTTCTCCTCTTCGTCTGTTATCTCAATGGCTCGACCTTGGCTATCTGTTTTTGACAGTGCCAAAACTCGCTCCCAACCATCTGTCCAATCTCGTGAGTTCATACCTTTCACCTCTTCATTCAGGCGCAAACTTTGCGCATCTTTGAGCAGCCCATAGATTTCTTGGGGCTAGCCCATAGATGAAATCACCATCTATGGGCTGAAAGAATTGCGTCATATCAACGTTTATCCCACTTTCAGCCCATAAGTCCCAAACTTTTGGCCATTTTTCCTATTTCTCTATAAATTCATAATAATAATTAATAATTATGTATTATTATTATTTTTTTCTCTAAAAGATAGAAAAAAATATAGGACTTATGGGCTGACATGGGCTGACGCTTACTCTCCCAAGGGTTTAGACCAGCCCATAAGTTGAAATTCATCTATGGGCTATCTATGGGCTGATTCTCAGAAACCGCGTCATATCAACGATATTTCAGCCCATAGAAAGGATGTTCGCCTTTTTCTCTACTTAGGGGCTGTTTTAGGTCAAGCATCCACCTTCTCATACAGGAACATTTTGACGCCTGCTCTCCTAGTCTCTCTCGTCTCATAGCCTTTTGCTTTTAGCCGCTTACCAAACGCAATCGCCTTATGAGGGGTCTGGCCAATCTCAGCACAGTACTGGACATAATCGGAGTAGACCATCTTGCGGTCCATGTTCGGGTCGATACCCTTATTGTTGATATAACTGAGGACAGTGTCACTGTCTTCCATGTAACTTTCTAATTCTTGTTTTAGTGTTTCAGACTCAGACAACTTCCCACCGTTTCTCCTTATCCTCTCCAAGCCTTGGAGGGCGAGATTTAATATATAGGACTTTGCCTGATCAGATGACAGCTTCTTATCAATCTCAAAGTCAGCTGTCTTAACTACGTTGTCGCAGGGCAGAATAACTAAGCGTCGTTCTATCCCACCTGTCTTATCCTTGAAGACTGGCATGTCGTTGGCAGTGAAGATAAGTGTTGCTCGGTTCTTCAGTGTGAATGGCTCTTTGTAAATTGGACGAAGTGCCACCTTATTACCAGATGCCAGGGTCTTGAAAATTTGAGACTTCTCCATGTAGCTAGCGTCGATATCATCACCGATGTTTACTAACTTCCCCTCTAAGCTAGCCACTGAAGTGTGGTCTTTGAAGTTCTCCAAGCTGATATTGCTGCCTAGCTCGCCTACAAAGTTGTTCAGCATCTCTAGGAAGGTGGACTTACCGTTACCACCTTTCTCCCCTACCAGGAAGAAGACTTTGTGAGGGAAGCCTTGAAGCATGATGATGTGTCCAAGTAACTCCTCAATGATGAGTCGCAAGTCCTGTCTGTCCTTGACTAAGAAGTTAAGGAAGTCATCAACTGTTTGGTCATAGGCTTTTGGATCATAAGCCACATCTAAGAGATAAGGTGTGAAGTCCTCAACCGCTCCGTCTTTGACCTTGCCGCCTTCAATGCGGTAGTCGTTCTTAAGTTGGATGTTGAGAATCTCCTCTTCAATCAGAGGGGCCTTCTTAATTAGCTGATGCAACAACTCAGTGTCCGCTGAGCGTTTGAGGTTGACCTCTTGGTCCACCAGGCGAAGCAGTTTATTATCACTGCTTGACCATGACACGCCTGTTCTAAAGAACAAGGCCTGATTATAGTAGACCACTTGATAGCGTTCGATAAACTCATTGGCGTACTCGAAGACATCAAAGTCACTTTTGCCTTTGCCACCTGCTCCGAACTTTTGACGGAAGGTGTAGTTGGTGTAGATATCTTCGGGTCGCTTGCCCAAAAACTCGTTGAGCTTGAGTTCATTCTCTGCTTCCCAGATGTGCTTATCCATGGCTAAGAGTTTGACATACTCTCTTGCTGACTCTTCGTCAATCTCACCGACTAGGGCCGCCTTCGCAATTACAGTAATTGCTGAGAGGGCATTGCCATAGTCTTGCAGGTTGTCTTTTTCTCGTTCAATGTAGGCACGTATCATCTGACTGCTTTGACGCTTAGTTAAGGGCTTGACGGTCTTAGGATAATGATGAGACTGTTGATGTGTGTGTGTGGTTGACTGTGTCACATCTTTCTTCTTCGGAATCGTCAAGGTGTTGTCAAAGTTAATCTCGATGTACTCCTCACCACCATAGAAAAGACGGCTACAATCTTTTGTTGAAGGGTCCGCTTGAGGGAAGGCCTTCATGAGCCATTTATAAGCTTCAGTGACATCTTCGTGTTTGGTCAGTGGCTGATCTAGTAAGAACACCACTCTGAACTTCTCCCAGTCTTTTTGATAAGAGAAGGTCTTGTAGATAAAGGCTGCATTGGCTTTGAACCAGTCATCCGCCAAGATATCAGCAATCGTGACATAGTCATCACCTTTGGCTTTCTCGTCTCCTACCTTGTTGTCGAAGTCCAACATCAAGACTTGCTGAGAGATGAAGTTTGCCTTTTTACGTTCGCCATTCATCAACCCAAGGACCACTGTGTGTCCCTGGGCTAATTTTTCGGCTAATTCTTGCGCTGTGAGCTCTTCTGTGTGCGAGGTAATGGTTTTACTTAGGCTCGCCACTTGGACGCTATTCGGCTTGTATTCGTACGGAATAGGATGCAAATGCACCTTGTATTTAATTGGCATATTTACATCTCCTTGTTAGTTTTAGAAAGCAGGCATATCGTCATAAGCTAAGAACTCATAGTTACGATAAGTCTTGCCTGATTTCTTCGAAGTTGTATCGGTGATACGGAGCACACATTGTTTACCTAGTGCTTCACCCACCGCTTGTCCTAATGTCAGTTGGTCTTCCCAGTCATCGTCAGTAAGTTGTAAACCAGTTGCATAGATGAACTGGGTCATTGACCGGATGGCGTTGTTCAATAAGTTAGGCCATTTAGTATAAGTCTCATTGCCAGGGTCCACATTGATGTTGATTAACTCGATGCGGTCTGCGTGGTCACCGCCAACGATTTTAGCTTTGATGGCGATAGCGTCATAGCCTGATTCATAAACTGTGTGGCCCACTGCTTCAATGACTACATCGTACTCACCTGGAGGAATACTTTCTGCTTGAGATGGGTTAGTTTTTGGATCGTAGTTGGCGGTTACTTGTTGCATAAGATTTCGTAATGACATAATTTAGTTCCTTCTTTCTCTTTAATTATTTAAGCTTTGGTCGAGGACGGCTTGACTTGAGCCCTTGTGTTGGTTGTGCGGCAGGTGTTGGCTCTGGTTCTTTGGTTAAAGCTTCGGCTACTTGTTGAGCTACCTCTTCTTCCATTTCTTCAAAGACATCTGCACCTTTGATAACTTCTTCTTGAGCTTCCTCTAGTTTCTTCACGATAGCGTCTTGCTCTTTCTTAGTCGTTGGTCGGCTGCGTTCAAACGCTCCGGTCACCGTGTCTAAGATGGCTAAGATGTTTTCATCGTCGATTTGCTCGCGAACGTAGTTCTTGCGCTTCATCTTGACTTGCCGGATGTAGTTCTTACCAATCTTCTTGCATTGGATCATATAATCACAGTTACCGTTGACAATGTTAACGTGCTTCTCTGGGAGCGATGGCTCTTCAATCGTCACGTTGTTTTCAATCTTGGTGCTAATTCGGCTCACGTACACGATGTTCATTGGCAAGGCTTTGAGTTCAATTACCAACTGTTGGAAGATGGACTTGAATGCTGCGTAACCTTTACCGTATCCGATGTCTGCTAATGTCTCTACTCCCTCTCGGTCGCAGATAGTCGCTTCAATCATGACTACGATATCGTCAATTACATCAAGCACTAATGTCTCGAAAGTATGTTTCTGAGTCTGCAATGCTGTGATAATGTCATCAAGTTGGTCGATGATTGAACGCTCAATCTTACCGTCTTTTCCTCGGATGTTCCGCAACTCAAGTGATGGGAACGGGTTAGCTTTGGCGTTACCGTCTGTGTCTAGGAAGAGTGGGTTAGGAAACTCACCTGCTAGGTAAGATTTACCGTTCATGGTTTGTCCATAAAGGAAAAAGTTACGCGGTGTGTCTACTGTTGCTTGTTTCTTGTTTGGTGGTAATACCGTTGCTAAATTGACTGCCATCTTAGATCAGCTCCTCTTTTTCTAGTTGTTCTTTGGAAGTGGTAAACTCTTCAGTGATAACCACCTCGTAGTAGATTGAGTCTTTTGAAGTCTTGCGTTGGATAGACTTTTTAACGATGCGCCCTTTTGTCTTTGACTCGGCTGCAATCACTGCGCCTTCTGCTTCATCTTCGGTTTTGGCATAGTACTTAGTGGTGGTTTGAAGTTTCTTAATCATGGTTTATTCCTTACCTTTCTTTTCTGTGATTTTTACATAGCCTGATTTCTTAGTCTCGGTCTCAAACTCTTCGTAGATGTCAGGATATTTGATTTGGAGACCCTTTTTATCAAAACCTTTTGATACGGTTGGCAGCACTCTTGTCACCTTCATGAGCGGAGTGTCTAACTGCTTGATGTCATATTCTGTCATCTTGTCATAGAGTTCTTTCTTGAGGTCTGCTTCGATAGCTTCCATCTCTTTAAGTTGTTTCTTAAAGGCCACAATGTCCGGAGCCACTCGATTGAGTTTCATCAGTGTTTTATCGACATCCGTCCCTTTAGTCATAAACTCGGTCTCTGACATGTCGTGCTGATCACGCAGATACTCGCAACGGACCCAGAAGGTTTCGATAGCATCCAAGATTTGCTTAATCTCTTCCTCGTTCCGTTCTACCTCGATGATTTGGAGACGCTCGACATCGAACTCAGTGTCAAAGTTTTCAGGTCGGTTATACATAGCCAGCCAACCAACTTGGCATCCTGTTTGAGCCATGTACAATTGCATCTGAGCTCTATAGACTTTGATGTCTGGCTTCTTGCCATGAGTCTTGATTTCTAGGAGTATCTTGTGGTCTAGGTCGATACCGTCGACATTGGACCGGATACTCTTTTCTTCGTCGATGAAGGTGTTAACGATGAAGTTCATCTGGTTAACTGCATTGATATAATCTCTAATCTGTGGCTCCAACTGGTTCCCATACGCGGTGTACTCGTTGCCATGGAACTCACGCTCGATGATACCTAGCTTTTCTTTGGCCAGTTCAAACTGGGTCTTGTACTTGTTGATACCTAAAATTGTTGGGACATCCGAACCACCGACATAGATGTTGCGGTTCTGCGTTACGTTTAAGTCTTGCTTTTGTAATCCAAACATGTTTAACCTCCTAATTTAGTTATTGCGTATAGCTGCGTGCTAAAGTCTTTCTTATTGGCCAAGGCTTCCCAAACCTCTGACTCAATCGTATGCTGAGTCTCGAACTGATAGACCGTCACTTTCTTAGTCTGACCGTTCCGGTACGCTCGCCCTAGCGACTGTTCATAGTCCTGGTAGCTGTAAGTTGGTGTGTAGAACACAACCTCTGATGCGTACTGGAGTTCAATACCTGAGCTACCTGACTGATATTGAACCAGTGTTACGGATGATTTAAGGCTCTGCCAGATGTCTCTAGGTGGAAGGTGTGATGCCTTACCATTGACAACGTAAATTTGCTTACCTAGCTTAAGTGCAATCTCGTGCAATCGCTCGTATTCTTCCTTGTATTGGTAGAAGATAATCACGTTTCGGTTGGTCCCTTGAAGCAGCATCTCAATGTAAGAGAGCTTGTCTTCTTGATTGGCCCAGTAGCGCAATCCGTGGATAAGCTTCGGGATGTTATCAAAGGCTTCATCGTTGAGAACCCTTGTCTTGCGCAAGGTCTTGTACTCTTTTGATGGTTGGAAAGTCACCCGACGCTCTACTAATGGTGGTAGATCTAGCGCATCATCTTTACTGATGCTGACGGTGAACCGGTTGAAGTATGCCTTGAGCAACGCTTCGTTCCGCCAGGCTACAATCTTCTTCACTACTTTCGGTCCGAAGCGTAAGTCTTCATAGACCGCATGTTGTCGGTTCATGTCCGTCTTGTTTCGGAAGTAGCCGAACATGATGAAGTAGTTATAACTGTCTTCCCAACCGTTTGACAGTGGCGTAGCAGTTAGCAAGCAGAAATGTGTGGCTGCTTTGGCAAACTGTTGTCCAACTTTACCTCGTTGTGAAGTGGGATTCTTGATATAGTGTGCTTCGTCAAAGATAACGAAGAACTGTTTGCTAGGCACTTTCTGCTTAGCCAAGACACCGTAGCTAATCACTCTGTGCGGTATCTTGATGTTGTAGTGCTTTTCGATGAACTCAATATCTCGTTCCCAACCACCCTCTTTAACTTTCTGGGCTGGGGCGAAGATGATGAGGGGTTCACCATTAGAGAATTTTAGATAATGGTGAAGGCTAGTGATGGTCTTACCAGTCCCTGTGTCCATAGCAAGTAAGTAATTAGGTTTTGCGCCTGCCGCTCCAGCATCAGCCGTTGCTCCTC